TAATTGTAGGAGCAAACTTAGTACATAGACCAAAGTAATTATTCAGAGTAAAGAAATTTACGATACCAGTTCTAAACTGAGATATACCATCAACCTGTAGTGTAAGTGGAGTGGGAATACCCATAGGAGGTCCCATCATTACTGTTGCCTGAGGTATTCCAATATTAGGAACTAGTCCAAGGTACACAGGACCATTAGATACCAATGTGCCAGGAAATACCTTTGGTATGCCTGGTAAAAATGAGGTATCTAGTGCTCCGATGACTTGCTTGTCACCGACCATCATTATCGAAACGGTCTTTGCCATCTATAAGAAATCCTTAAATTTATCAAAGGCACTGATCAACATGCCAAGAAATCCACCCTGAAACTTGTCAGTTTGTGTACCTTCTTCTACAGATACACCACCACTGACTTCAATAAACTGAGCTCCCATTGATAGATTCTTCCTCCCAAGAATATTAATATTAGTTGCTTTCAAATTCATAATCGCACCATCTAATAATATATGTTTAGCAGACTTTAATGTAAGTTCCTCCTTAGCATCAAGTCTTACGTTTCTTGCCTTTAATATTATATCACCATCTTGCGCTTCTAGAACAATATCTCCAACAGAAGCACAAATTACCTTTGTTGGTTCACCTGCCTTACCATCAATTCCAACAGTCTCATAAGAAGTTCCATTAACAACCAACTTATGTAGACCATTCTTATAGAATGAAAATCCTTGAAGTTCATTGCTGACCATCTCAAAGTCAACGTACTCATCCTTAAGATCTCCATCAGGAATCTTTATACCAGAAGCAATCCTAAAGCCAGGATACGTCCCATAGTATTCCTGAGTCGTGGTTTGTTGTACATCTAACTTATTTTCTTCAGCCATTAAGACGTTACCCCTCTACCTGTAAGTGGTTTACCAACACAATCAATAACATCAATAACCAATACCCTACTTCTATCAGGTTTTTCACCAACATCAGAAACATAATCAGGACTATATGATATCACAGGTAACAATCTAGCACCAGTACCCGTTCTTGTATTTATTTTAACCTCTGGGACTAACCTATGTTTGTCTTTACAAGCAATATCTCGAACTCCAACAACAGAACCAGCAGGAGTCAATAATAGATTGAAGTAACAATCACCCACCTGACCTGTATCACCATCTGTATATCCAATACCAGGCCTGTATGGTATAAGAGTTGTCACAATACCAACTGCCTGACTACCTATTCCAGCAACTCCTCTAGTAGTAAAGTTATAAGTATCTGTCCGTGCAATACCAGCAAACTGGTTATTATTCATATCTCTAAATGAACCCTCTGCCATTGAAACAAAGTATTCAGTATTTGGTTTAAGATCAACTGCAGGATCTATCTTTATAATTCTATCCGATAAGAAAGATATCCTCTTGTCCTGTACGGGAATCCTCTCATGAATCGCATTAGTTAATGTCTCGGTAAGTACAATATTACCTGCACCCTTCAATACTGGTTCATTGAAAGTAACTGTTAGATTCACAGCAGTCTGAACTCCAACTGCATCATCAGCAGGAGTTGTAAATGTAATGTATGGAGCAACATCCTCTGTTCCTTCAATAACTTCAGGCCCTTCAGTAACAGGGTATTTTGGAGGAACTACATTAGTAGCCTGACAATATCCAGATCCAACGGTAATCATGTATATGTCAACAATTCTCCCACTATCATCTAATATTGCTTGTGCTTTAGCTCCACCACCATGACGAGTCTTATCAATAATGGCAATAAATGGTGGTTCTGTATATCCAAATCCACTATCCAATATCTCCAATGTCAATATACTACCATCAACAGAAGATATTATAGGAAGAAGAACAGCAGTCTTAGTGCCATCTCCATGAACCTCTATTTTAGGAGGAATACAATCTGTCCATATAAATCCTGGCGGAATAGAATCTCCCAGATCATCCTGATTCTTGGGATTATTTGTCTTCTCATTACAGTCAAATAAATCAGGAACTCCACCTCCCAGTAAACTTAGAAGAGAGAACCTATCCTTAATACCTAAATTTGCTGCCTGATCTAAATTATTAATTGTATCCATACTACCCAACATACCAGCAAAACTCACTTTAGGTGGTTGAGTTAATCCCATACCCTGTGACCAATCGTCATATTCCTTACATTGTAGATTATCACAAGACAAGAAGGAAAGTAACATATCAATATATGATGATATTTTACCCAGTAAACTACCAATACCACCTATAGCACCAGTCAACCAATCCAATCCCATTGTAATTGGTCTTAAACCTTCACTGATTTTATCATTAACATCTGCCATCAATGCACCAACTGCCTGTTCCACAGCGCAAGCAGTATTGTTTAAGGACTTGCCTACCATATCCCTCAGCATATCCCCGACATTCTTACCAAGATCTATACCCAGTTTATCGAATATACAGAAGATAATATCCATTATCCTCTTAAAAGCATTTACTATTGGAGATTTTTGTGGTTCTGGAACTAGTAACCCAATAAAGTCTCTAAATCTCTTTCCAAGTAAACTTAATATCTTATCTCTAAGTGTATTAATAATCTGTTTGACAAGGCCAGTAATCAAACGACCAGCCTTACCAATTATCTTATTAATATCCTTTATCATATTCCTTGCAGTATCAATATAGACACCAGCAAACTCTGTGAGTGAATTTACTGTCTTGAGGAAACTTCCTATAACATGTGTAATATCACTAAGAGCATCATTCTCACATGCATTATTTCTTGTATGAGGACCTAAATTTATGTTTGCAAAGGCAGTATCAGCTGCTCTAGCCTTACTAATACCTTCTCTTCCTCCTTCTTTTTCACCCTTCTCAGCAGATCCATCAGATTTCTTTAATTTCCTTTCTTCACCAACTTTATTTGTAGCATTTTGTGATGGCGTTCCTGCTGGTTTTTCATCTGGTAATGGTTGCGTGGTAAGTCCATCTACACCTGCAGCTCTTCCAGATAAAATACCAAAAGCATTTTCTCTCTGAGTTTTATCTCTATCATTAAAATTTGTAGGGCCTTGAGGAATTAAAAATCCATCGGAGTTCTTAGCCCCCAATGGATTTACATTCCTAGCCAATGCACCAAAGATGACTGGCTGTTGTGCCTCTTCTCCGTCTAAGAAGAAACCGAAGACAGTTTCTCCTCCTACCATTCTAGAACTTTCACCTAAACATGCCTGTCCACTACCAGAAGTAGCATCAACTAGAACATGTGACCAAGGTAAGTCTTCATCTGGTAATATACTATCATCAAATGGATGATAACCTATAATTCTAACTCTACACCTAAATGCCCATCCAGCATCTGTATCGGTGGCCTCGTCACGCCAAACTTCTGGTTTAGCAACTCGGCCAATCCACCATACAAATCCATCTCGGCCAACAAAGTTGGTCTTTAATAGGGCACTGTCTAGCATTATTCATTAATCGTCATAAATCAAGCACTCTGGCTCGTCTGGATGCTGGTCGCAAAAGAGTTCGATGCAATTAGGATCGTGATGATCTCCTGCAACTATCTCATCATGATGATGTTCTTCATATTCAACTAAATCATGAAGTTCTTCCTCAATATGTCGCCTGGTTTGAGGATTTGTTTGTGGGTTGTCAAGGATCTCTTTGTCCTTGGCGATATGTTGTTCTATAGTTTCCATAAATTGTATCCCAAATGTTTTTAATTAAGACCAAATGAATCTCGAATAAGATTGAGAGCAGTAACGTTTTTGCCCTCTGACAATTCAAAATGATGTCTTAGACTACGAATGATGTAAAATCCACTAAGTTGTTGATCAACTTCTTTGGTATCAGCTGACGATGTACCACCTTCATTGTTAGTTGGCCCAGAAACGGGAACAACAATGTTGATAACTCCTCCAGCCCGTAATCTAATATTACATGGTACAGTTATATTTAGTGACTGTGTGAAGAGTAATGTGTACCTAGAAAATGCTCTAGCCATGTCTTCATCTTGTCTACCAGAACCTTCTACCTGATCGTCATCATCTTTTTCTTTCAAAGATGGTCCCAACCTTCCCCTATCCCCTTCCCCAACTAAAAGTCTAGAAGCATAATCAGTGATATCACCTGCAGGGATTGGAACTTCCGATCCAGCAGACTTCATACCATCTCTATCCATCTCTTCTTTTAGTCTATGATGGATTACGTTTGTACTCCAATCATTTGGATTAAAGAAATATGTCAAGTTAGAGTATAACCCAACTCTAAGATTCTTTTGTAGATTTGTTGTCTTATCCGTATAATGATGAATAATCTTATAGTTATTAGCCTCAGCATCACCAGCTTCAGTAGCAGTTGAGAAAGTATATGTCTCTATTGGAGGAGCAGAACCTCCTCCAGAAGACTGAAGTAATTTAGGATCAACGTTCTCAGTAGAAGATATTATACCATCAACTGATCTAAACTTATATCCATCATAATCCTCATAAAATAAGAATCCAGAAGTACCACCAGCTCTACCAGTAGTTGCTGGTTGAGCCTTAGGACATAACCAAGTAGCAAGATAAAATGGTTTTCTAGTATTACCAATAAACTCATACTTAGTGATACTCTTCTCCACCTGCATCCTATCTTCTGGTACTTTCAATACATCTTTAAGGAGAGTCTCTATATGTGTACTAATCTCTGCACTCTTATATCTTTGTTGACATCTAACAGTTTCATTCATTAAATTCTGCAACGAACTCAAACATATAGTAAAAGTTTCTTGGTTCTCATTCTTACTGACATCTTCAATACCAGTAATATACAAAGGATTATCCTTCTCCTCACCACTAGTAAACTTCATATCACCATTACTAGTAGTAATAGTCATATCAACTCTCTCATATCCCCGTAATGGAACTCTACTAAGAATATTTGTGGTATCAGATATCTTCAGATAACAAGTAATTGCAGGAGATAATATATCCTCATAATAATCCATCTGATATACTTTCTCTGTTAGACTCTCAGCAGTTGTTCCAGACTTAGAGTTATCAGAAGTCTGGCCCTTAACATACTTAACGTCCTGATCAGGAGTTACCGTAATACTCTTAAATTCTATCTTATTAAGACTTGACATTAGGAGGCCCCCAAACCTTGTATTTGCATCATAGCCAAAGTAGTACCAGTATCATTGCCAATAGGAATAAACTGAGGTGGTGGCGATTCCCCTCCTCCTCCACCAACTGGCGGTGCTGGGGCTGGCGCCACTGGCATCGCAAAGAACTGAGTTCCACCACTACCACCTTCAGCTGAAGCAACATCATATTCTGGATATTGTTCTGGTGCTCTCTTATCTATAGAAACTCCTTGAACCTGAGATGCATCACTCGTTAATAATGGATTTTGAACTGCACCTCTTTCCATTTGTTGTCCAGATCCATACTCTTGGAAGAAAGCATTATCTTCATATCCACCCCTATCCACAACATCACTACCCTCTACTTTACCACCAAGAAACTCTGTTCTACCACCAACATGTTTTGCAGCCTCTGCCTGTAATTCGGGATTCTGTAAATCTGCTGCGGTCTTATCATACAAATCCTCCATCTGTTTCTGAGTTACATCTTGTCCTCTTCTCTCATAGTAAGACATCATTGCCACTACTGCACTCTTCCTATCTGTAATATTCTTAAACTCATCAGATGTCTGAGTACCAGGCCCTTCGGATACATTAGGATCCTTATATGCAGGTTGATATTGACCATCAGCAGTAACTACATCTTTAATACTACCACCAGGCACATATCCATCAGCATGTCTATTATAGATTGACTGTGCAACATCCGCTCTTGATTGAGAATCTCCACCTTCCAAAGCAGAAACAGCAGTTAGGGCAGCAAAATCCTCACTCCCAGTATCCATATTACCCTTCCCAACTTTCTTCTTACCCATAACACCTTCTTGAGGTTCAACAGATCCAACCTTTATAGGAACTTCTATAATATCATCTTCCTTGCCTCCCTTCCTCTCTTTATTTTTCTTATCAAAATCAAAAGCATTAAACGTAAGTGCATCCAAGATTCCAGCACCCATTCGTTTCACTTTTTGGCCAGGAGTACCACCAACTACCTCTGGTTTACCCTCCATAAATGATCCTGCCTTGGTCAACTTCTCGAATCTAGCAACCAATTCACCAAAAGTATTGGTATCCTTAACAGTTACATCAAGTTCTCCAACATCACTTGTTCCTGATACTGCTTCTATCTTAGAAGGTTGTTCTTGTGATAAAGCATCCTGATCTTCCGCAACTTCTTCTGGTTGTTGTTCTGGTGGTTGTTTACCTGCCTTCTTATCTTTGTCTATATTCTTGACATTATCAATGGTATTTTTACTCACCATCTGACCTTTATCAGTGGCCTTATCTAACTGTTCTTTGGTTTTAACCTTTGTTTGTTCTGCTTTTTGTACATCTTTTTGAACTGCATCACCATCACCACCATAAGAACCCATGATATGTGAGGTAATATGCATTGGTGTTGCCATTGCTCCTTTAGCCAGCAACATCGGGAGTAATATCAAGGCACCAGCACCCTTCAAGAGATTACCAAGAAGTCCACTACCCTTAGTAGCAGGTTCAAACTTGTTTATAAAATTCTTTGCCCTCTGTATTTTATTAGCATTAGGTATATCCTTTCCTACTTTACGACTCTGTAAGAATTGTTTAAACCTATTAATCTTAGACTCGGCCTGATCAACAGACTTCCGTGCCTTTGAGTGGACTCTTAATGTAGATACTGAAGTCTTCATTATAATGCATCCACTATATTAAAGGTAGACTTAGCATAAGGAGTATGGAGATTCTTCATATCCATTGCCAATAATGAAGGAACTTTATTTGCAGGAGAATTATCAACATGTTCACTTTGAACAGGAGGTTTCTTCCCCATCATAGGTAACATACTAACACTAGCACCTCCACCACCTTGACCTCCACCACCTTTAGGTGGTTGGGATATTGACTTTGCATTATCTTGTAGTTTCCCCCTAGCGGTATCAATCATTCCTTTTATTCCACCACCAATCCAACTTCCCACACCTTTAACTTTATCCCACAAACCACCACCTTCTTCCTTAGCCTTACCAATTCCTTTTGTCATTACTTGAGGAGCTCCTGCTGCTATCTTCTTGATGTTCTCTTTATTCTCTTTAACAATACTAAACAACTTATACTGTGGAGTAGATTTAAGAATCTTCCCAGCAGTATTCTTAACATTCTTAGTAGTATTCTGTATGAAACTACCTAGACCACCTTTCTTACCTTCTACACCCTTATCTCCCTTTTCACCCTCTTCGCCCTTCTCGACTATCGCTTCAAGATTTAATCCCCTTCCTCTGAACTTTTTAACCTCCTGTGTTTCTATTCCCTCAGCACCAGACATCATCAGATCTCTGATCTCTTGTTTTATTTCTTTGATCTGTTTTTGTAATTCTTCTGCTTCCGCCTTATCACTATCATCCCTCTTACCCATCATCCTATTATCAAAATACCTATCTTCTAAGTCATCCTTCTCGTCAATTTTATCAGTAATAGCTCTAGTTACTTCATTGTCTGGGCCACCAACAACATTACCATTATGTTTATCAATCTTAAGAGTATAGATCTGACCTTTACGGCCTTCCTTATTCAATATACTTACATTATAACTCTGTTTATAACCCTCCCCATCAAGAGTAGAGCTAGTTGATATGTTTTCCTTTATTGTCTTAGTTTTCTTCTTACCAAGAGGATTCAAGAAATTCAAGGTATTACCAAACTTCTCCAATACACCCTTGAAGAGATTATTCTTTGCTTTCTTAGCCTTGGTTTCCTCTTTCTTCTTCTCTTTCTTCTTTTTCTTAAATCTACCCTTAATAAAATCAATACCTTTCTTCCATAACAGAGCTCCACCAACTGCTGCACCACCAAATAATGCTACCTTGGCTATAGCAGGTGCTGCAAGAGTAGCAGCTCCAGCAAGAGCAATACCCTTTATTAATGTACCAAATAATCCACCACCTTTTTTCTGTTTAGTCTTTGCTAGTTTGGTTATAAAATTATTTGCAACTTCAGTTGCCTCATTAAGGAAATCTACAGTACCCTGCATAGATCCCTTCATTCCATCCAAACTATCCCCAAATCCTCTCAGTGAACCCAATCCACCATCAAAGATCTTACCCATGAACTTGTTAGGATCAAAGGAATCTACTTTGGCTTCAATCTTTTGTGATAGTTTTGGAACAAGGTTCTGAACTCTAGTCTCTACCAGTCTATTGATCTTTCTTACGCCACCTTCTTTAAGATCTGGTCTAATAGGCCCAATCTTCTTACCAGTACCTTTTAATATATTCTTACCCTTAATCTTTCCACCGTATATACTCTTTCTGGTTCCCTTCGCTGACTTACTAAAAAGATTACTCTTCTTCTTAATCCGAGACACGCCACCACGCTTAGCGCCCTTACCTAGTGTCTTAAGTGTGGATCCGAATTTAGCCATTGGCTGCTTGTGCTTCTCTCTGTTTTTGTTTTAGGTTTTCTTCCTCGATATGTAATCTAAGAAGTCCAACATAGATGTCTCGTTCCCACGGAGGCATATTTTCTATATCCCACAATGAATATTTATGGTACTGCATTAGAGCGAAGTTGATTCTGAAGTATGTCTCAAGATCAATATGAGACATACTTAACCGAAAAAATCTGTTAGACCCTCTAGTACTATAGTATTCTTCTTCTTAGTATTGGGATTAGTAACCTCAAGAGTATGAGTCAACTTAGGCATTGTCTCAAAGAACCCTTCAATCTTAGCAAACTGCGAAGAGGTAAGAGATTCTACCCACTCTTTTAATTCTTTTTTAGTACACTCAGAAGCAGCAAATACCTCCTCAGCATTGTAAACACTATCAATACATGAAGCAATGATTTCAAATGACTGGTCAACTGCATCATCACTATCTTGATTAAAGTTAGTTTCGATGAATTGATTCATTGAAGGATACTTCATCCTCACACTGTAATTGTCATCCAATTGAACATCAGGACTGTGATCATCACTTGTTTCAACTAGAATCTCATCGATAGCAACAGCAACAGGTACTTCTGTTTTGCCATCATCACCACATGTAACAAGGAGTTCAATTGATTCACCAACAGATTTGCCACGAATATTTAAGAATAGATATTCGATATCAAAACTTGGTAATTGATCAATTTTAATACCCTTAGTTATAACACAATTCTTTAGAACTTGTTTAACAGCATTGGTTATTTGTTTTTGATCTTCGGTTTCAAGCGAAAGTATAAGAATCTTCTCTTCTTTAACTAGAAAGGGTCTGTATTTGATTTTCTTTCCATTTGAAGGCAATTCCAACTCATACTCAGCCGTATGGATTTTTGGTAAAGGCATAATTTAGTAATTATTCGTTATTATTTAGAGGGGTTTAGGAAGCATTTAATCTTTGAAGTAATCTTCCAGTACTAGACTTTCCAGAATTCATATCTGGTAACCCCTGTCTAGCGTTACCTTGAGTTAATTCTCCTCCTGTTGGATTTGGAGCCTTACCAGCAGTACCTACATTATTGACAATATAGTACCTATCATAAGTAAACTGTACTTGACATTCCAAAACTTGTCCAGCCTGATAGTTTAAAGGAATATCCTCTATGGATATAGGGAAAGCATTTACAAAAACATAAGTCATACCATCAGGTTTATACTCTTGTCCTTTTCTACCAACACCAGAAACATTAT